AACAACACTTACTTGCGCCTGCACCGTTCCGTTTATTGGTGTTGCCGAATTAGGAGGTTTATCCAGTACATAGGTGCCTGAAGCATTCCCCGTAGAACGAACAATCGTAACAAAACTTCCAGCGGCGTTGGCATTAGTCCACATGTAACCTGGGTTTACATCCGTATAACCTGCATTAAAGCCGGTAGCATTTAACACTTGGCTAGTTAAAGTCATGCTTACTGTTATTGTGTTTCCAGTGGCGGGATGTGTAAAAGCGGTCTCATTTGTAAAACGTTGGCCTTCTCTATCTGGATATGGTGCTCCTAACACATCTGTATGTAGCCAACGTGTACCAAAACCAATTATTACGGTACCTTTTGGTTCTTCAGTCGCAGTTGCGCGTGAAGCTGAACTTACTGTTAAGCCGCTACCAGATCCTCCGGTCGTAGTATTGTAGACACCTGGCGCTATATAACCGGTGGTTGAATATTCAACAGCTCCTAATGATTCAACAGCTCCTTGAGTAGCTTTACCGCCGTAATACATAACGCTATTTGTTGCTGCTTGTTCTTCTATTTTTTCTCTATATCCTTTGTAATAAACTGTAACCGGTCCCAGGGCTGTATCTACTGTGTGGTGTACCTCCCCGCCAGATCTTGCATCTAACACGCAGATTGGGTTACCGGCCACCCTACCATAAGTAAGATAACCTCCACCTGATATAGGTCGCAATCTAATCTCATACTGAAAATTAGGATTAGGCAAACGAACGCGAATAAAATTGAACTGGTCTATTGGTGTACGACCTTTAACGCAAAAAGGTGAACCTGATGCAGGATCAAGGCTGATCCAGCTATCATCGCCTTTCTTGCGGATTTGAAGTCTAAAAATAGAATATCTTAATCCATAATCAGAATAGGTTCCGACATTATAACTATTACCGCCAGCTTCGAGCGCTTCCAGTGTTCCTTCGTCAGGCACCGCAGCAAAATTTGCTATGCCTGTGAACCGTTTCCATACTTGTGATTTTATGCCAATTTCAATTTGATTTAATTTACGTGTTGTTGTTATGTTAGCTAATGATAATTTTGAGATTGTAGGGCCATCGGCAGGGTTGCTGTAACTGGTTAAGTTTACCCCACGGAAATCAGGATCAGGAATTACGATTTGTTCTGAAACTAACCGCACATTGCCTTCCACCAAAACCTTGAAAAAGTATCTTTTAAATGTGAATGTATCCCATAAAGCGGTTGCAGGGTCAGAGCCTGTGCATGTTGCTTCCGCTCCACCTATCAAATAGGTTTCGCCTACTATAAGAACATCATCACATGATTGCCGGTAGTTATCATCTTTTGCCGCTATATCTTGCACACCAAAAGAACCAAAGAAATTGGGAATATTGCGTCCATATATATGAAATTCAATTGTATCGTTTGGATACGCAAAAACGGTTCTTGTCCCTTGGCTTACGTTTTGATCATTAACTTTCATGATCCCAGTTCTGCAGCCGTAATGCGATTCAGCTTTGTTTCTTTCTAAATTTGCATTATTTGCACTTGTTTCTTCTTTACCCCATTGCTCAGGATCTTTTATAGAAAGCGAAGAGTGCGGATATGCCACACGTACTCGCTTAAATGGCAGCCGCCAATGTTGCCCATTACGCAATGGCTCTGATGTACCAAATTGCGTCATTGTTGTTGGTATTCTCACGCCACTAAATAACGGTTTTGGTTCTTGTGTACTGCCTAGTTGAGCTTGGAATACATCTTGACCTCTTGCGCTAAGTCCACCCGCGATTTTATCTGCTGCTGTTATGCGGCCTTCGCCGGGTTGTCCACGCTGGAAATAAACAGCAAATTTATTCTCTTGGTAGCCGCGCAATAAGCTATCGCCAATAGCAAAGCCTTTAAATTCTGGGGTGCTGGCGGCTGCTAACTGACCTGCACTAGCTAAAAATAAAGCTAGCAGCTCTTGCCCATCGCCTTGGCTTAGTAATTGCGACCATACTAATTTGGTTTCTACTCTTACACCACCGTAATATTTGCCATAAAATTCTTGGCGATTAGCAAATACCAATGGCATCACCTCGCCAAGCCGTGCTAATGGTTGTACGGATGTAAAGCCATCTACATTAGTAAACCTATTTTCAACATTTACGCTGGGCCCTGTTAAGTCAGCGCCACTTTGATTCCGCCCTGGGTCGGATTGTTTTGGTAGCTTTGGCTTTGGCGCTAATGCCTGTGCGGCAAAGCTAAGGCCAGCTCCAACTACTGTTGTAACAATACCAACTGTTACTGGGTCGCATACCACATGCGGCACATGCTCATAAGCTGCATCGCGTTTAGGGCGATGATTAGCTACCTCGTTTGCGTACCAATTATATTCTTCAATCGTCAGCCCTAAAGTGTCAATTAGTTGCTTTTCCCATGGCAATATCGCGCTTCGTATTTGACGGCTGGTGACCATATCACCCGGTTGGTTTGTGCGCTGCAATGAAGCCATCCGGTGTCAAAATAAACAGCTAGTCCAAAGCTATTGCTAGCTTGCACTAATCCAATAATACCAGTTTCGGCTGGTGTTCCCCATAAGTCTAATTGCTCCTTGAATATACTGGTATCACCTGCATATATACGCCGATACCAACTGCGTGCTGGTATTGGTGCTTCAATGCCATACCATCCCAATACCCACCGGCATAAATTAATGCAGTCGGTAGCGCCATGCCTTGCTGGTTCAGCGCCTAAGCGGTATGGCAAGCCGATAAGATCAGCCGGACCTGATAGCACCCGTGCTTGGCAATGCCCCGACCGTTTCGTGGGTGATTCTGGCATTTGGCGCTTGCGCACCAAGCGCATCAAGGGCATTGCTAAGTTGGAGTTCAACGGCTTGTGTGTTATATCCAAGCCCGGTGGCGATCCAAAATTCATGGCCTAACCGCGATCCAGGCGAATAAGTATCGGTTAATTGATATGTTTCGACTTCAGCCATCCAGCTACTATTAACAGCATCTTGCACCCAGCTTAATGTAAGTGGATTAGCAGGTAATAATAGTTGGCTGCTGATATTATCGCCGCCTTTAGTTTTTTGTGCGCCACGGTAAACAAAAGGCAATAGGTTCCAGGTTTGCCCATCAAATGAAACGGCACCTTCTGTAAAGAAGTTTTGCCATCGCTGTACTGCACCTGTTGGCGCTGTAAAAGTAACAAAATTACCGATTACAAATAAACTCATCGTAAACCTACCTGTCTGCGGTAAGCAGGTGAATTACGCATCTGTGATGATACCTGAGCAGCACCAGCCTTAGCACCTGCGGAAGCGGCACGCTTCTCTGTCAGCATCATGGCTGCCTGCAACTGTTCAGTGCTGACATAATCTTGCCCCAGGAACCGTGTCGTTTCGAAGCTCATTGATAGTACAGGAGTTGCTGCCTCGCCAGCGCCCATTGCATCGCTGCCACTGTTGCCGCCGCCGCTACCGCCTTGGCGTTGATAACGCGCCATTGCTGCTGCCGTAGCATCCGCTGGGACGATAGTACCCGAAGTGCGTGGCACGAATAACTCAGGGCCTTTCTCGCCGACCAGTGATGCCTTGCCAACTGGTGGGTTGCCACCTTCGGCAAAGCCTGGGATGCTCATGCCCCCAAAAGCTGTGCCGGTGCCAGCGCTAAAAATAGAACTTGAGGCTGCACCACCATAAGTACTGCCCCCAGCGATAGCACTGCTTCCACCACCGAACAGTCCAGCTAGTGATTTTGCTATTGCGATTGCAGTATAAGTAGCAATCATCTTTGTACCTTCCTGCATTAAAATGTCGCCTATAGATTTAAGGAAATCAGCAAATACTTGTTGCGCTGTTGTTGTGCCTTCAACTAAACCTTGAACGCCTTTTGTCAATGAATTACCAACAGCATCACCAATGCCTTGCGATACACGAACAGCTACAGATTCAAGATCGTTTAGTTGTGTTTGGGCAGATGCAATGAATTGCTGTATTGGCGATGAGGCCGCAACGGTGGCTGCGGTATAAGTTTGAATTGCAACAGCAGCGGCTTCGGCTGCCGTTTTTATGCCGTCAGTGGCTTGCGCATATTGGCCTTGCGTCATGGTGCCAGCAGCTAATAATTCATTAAAAGGTTGCAACCTGTCATTCAATTGTTGTCTTACTTCTAATAGTTTTAGCTCACCTTCTATCAGCTCAGGCTTAACGCCTTCCATCTGTAACCGATTGCGTAATGTAAGTGCTTCTGATTGCAATCCTAATTGTGCTGTTTGCTCTCTAAAGGCAGATGTACTGGCTAAAATTCCTGCTGCTAAGTCTACCGCTTGAAATGATTTTGCTTGTGATTTAAGTAGTGCGAGCTGTTGTGTTAAACCTTGAATTTCTGCTTTTGTTTGATCTACATTTTCGCCAGGTACGCCGCCTGCTAGG